GGTGTAACGAAGCCAATGAGCTATACTTCGATGACTTCACCCAGCTCAACATGAGAACAGAGAGTAAGCTAATCTTTGACTACAACCCAAGTGAGTCTACCTCATGGCTATATGAGCTACCACAAGAGGAGAGCATCATGATTAAGTCAACGTACAAAGATAACCCATTCCTACCTCAGAGTATCAGGACTCAAATCGAGGACCTTAAGAGAACGGATGAGGCACTGTATCAAATCTATGCACTGGGTGAGAAAGCAATCAGTAAGAGTAACATCTATTCTCAGTGGTCATTCGTAGCTCATAGGCCTGCTAGGTTTGTCAAGTACGTCTATGGTCTTGACTTTGGATACAATCACCCCACTGCACTCATGAGGGTGTACTACTGTGATAACGACATCTATGTAGAGCCTGTTATCTATGAAAGCTACCTGACTACTACCATGCTCATCGAGAAGCTAGGCAGCCTAGGCATAGAGCAGACGGTTAGCATACTAGCTGACTACTCAAGGCCTGAGATTATACAGGAGATGAACATAGCAGGGTATGATGTGATAAACGCTAACAAGGTAGTTAAGAAAGGCATTGACAACCTCAAGACCTTTGGTGTGATATGCCAGGATGATAAGGCACTCAAGAGGGAGTATGAAAATTACAAGTGGAAAAAGGTAGGAGACTTTATAACAGATGAGCCGGTCAAGCTATTTGATGATGCCATGGATGCAATCAGGTATGCCACTACTCACATACGGCAGGAGTACTATACCGATGATAGCTACTATGCATTCTAGAAACAAAACACCAGGATAAAATAATATAGGTATGGCAATGACATTAAAGGCAGCACCTCAAGTGCTCACCCCTGCATACAACCCTATCAAGTATATCTATGATAGCACCAACAAAAACATTGGAGGCTTTAAGTATATCTTTGAGGTGTACGAGTCAGGCACTGCCAATCAGATAGCTGAGTACAGGGTGCTCCCTGTTTTCTCTACAGGCTACGGAGAGATAGACCTAACCAAGCTATTGCAAGCCAAGGTAAGCTATGACCTATTCCCTACCAACACCACAGTATACAACGCACCTAACAGTCACTACAAGTATGACCTCAAGGTAGGCGAAGAGTATCTCACCACGACCTCATTCACCTCATCCATGACTCAGTATATTACTGCTCCCTATATAGGTAGAGTACAGCTCAATGGCACTAACTCATTTGTGGTAGGTGATCAGATAGTGTTAACTCAAACAGGAGTAGGTACAGCCAACCCTACCCTTGATGGGCTATACACTGTGCTCGTAGCAACAGGTACATACATTGTGATTAACTTCCTATGGAGCTCCATAACGAATGCTAACAAGGATGTTGATATTACCTATGCCGATGGGAGAAAGACTGTAACCTACAATGTCATTAGTGACCTGAATAACTTTGTATTCAATGGTGCACTGCCTTGGACTCAGTGGCCATCATGGGACCAGGCTGATTATAACTTGGGTAGTAACACTGACAAGTTTCTGACCTCCATTCCTGCTACCAACTTTTACTCTACCTTATCTCAGGACCTATGGATGAACGCAGTCTATGGTGCTATACCTGGAGGAACGCACAGGATAGTATTTACCAATGATGGGGGTGATGTGTTGAGAAAGAGTGTAGGAGCATCTGACCACATTACAGGGAATGCGGTAGGTCCTAACAACGCAGGCACACTGACTGTAGTCTCGGGTACACTGCCATTGATTAAGCCTACCACTCAGTGGTATGAGTACTACTATCAGCACAATGGTGCACAGGTAACACAGAGCTACCGAGTTAACATAGATCGTAGAACACAGAGCCAAGAGTACAGCATTATATTCCTTGACCGTTATGGCTCATGGGGTAGCTTTGCATTCACAGGCAGAGCATACCAAAAAGGTACAGTACAACGGGAGCAGTACAACATGGATGTGCAGGGTAAGATAGCTAGCACTGAGTGGACCTATGACCTGATAGATAGAGGGTATGTTAACAGCTATGTAACAGTTGAGGAAACCATTGACCTCAATACCGATTGGATGACTCAGGACATGGCTACCTATTTCACTGAGCTAATCAGTTCACCCTATACATACTTCAAGGTGAGTAACTACGATGAGAGCTGCGACATCCCTGAGAGCACTGAGTATGTGAGCTGCAACATAGTGACCTCTAGCTATGAATACTACAAGCAACGGAATAAGAATCTAATCAAGCAAAGCATTACTATTAAGCTAGCTAATAACGACATGGTCAATGGTTAGGATACAACTAGCAACAGGCTACCTTGATGTAAAAGAGGGTACAGCATTCCCTTTAAGTTTTCAGGTAGGAGACATCAGAGATATATCTCAAAGGAAAGGTAGCTTCTCTAAGACCATTACTTTGGTAGGCAGTAAGAATAACAATAACCTACTTAACCACTACTATGATGTTAACATCGTAGCCGGTACCTTTAACATCAATGCATTAACTACCTGCTCAGTTATTCAGGATGGTATACCTGTAATGGAGAACGCTAGCATGCAGCTCACCTCAGTTAAAAAGGTGCAGCTCACTGAGCAGTATGAGGAGCACGTGGAGTATGAGGTATTGATTAAAGAAAGCAAAGCAGATTTCTTTACAGCCATAAATAACAAGGAGCTAACTGATATTGACTTCAGTGACTTTAATCACGCCTATGATGCATTCAATGTAGTGAATAGGTTTTCCAACACTGTAGTGGATGGCTTCAAGTACTTCCTCCCAGGTAGTGGTAGTGTGTTCACAGTTACTCAAGAATATAAGCCTGCCATCTTTGCTAAGGTTTACTTCGATCGTATCTTTCAGGATGCAGGATTTACATACAGTTGGCCTGACTTGGTAGATGATAAGTTTGACCGCCTCTTCATTCCATACAATGGGGATACAGATAACTTTGATTACAATGATTATACGGTCAAGGCTAACGCAGGACCTAACACATACACCGGTACATTCTTTGCAGGGTCTGCTGAGTTTCAGAACTTACAAACCATAACAGGATGGACTGAGACCGAGGACCCTCAGAATATATTTAACCCTGCCACAGGAGTATACAGCACCCCATTCAATATCAGCTCAAATAACTCACAGCAGTATGATTACAATGTGCAGATACAATATGAGATAAGATTAGTCAACACCTCAGGTGTTACACTATACTCAGGGATGAATGGTATCTCATCTCCGCGATTTTATCAGCCTCAGATAGCACTCACTCAGAATGGTACTGTGTGCTACACTACCAACCTATACACCAACCCTGCACCACTTAACAACAGTCCAACTGTTACCTATGCAGTTCAGACTCCTACCTCAATACCTAACGGTACTACTACAGTATTGAGTCAAACAGCTATCTGCTCTATGGCCTTGACTGCTCAGAACTTACCACAACTATCTCAAGGTAGGCTGGGTATTAAGGTGCCACAAATAGCCACACCTATTAACAACGCAGCAGCTCCACTATGGAGAACGGGCTCAGCATCAGGAACTCCATGTGCGTCCGGTCAGATTAAAATACAGGCAGTCATCACTAACATTGATATCAGCATTACCCCTAGCAATAACATTTATGCGAGTTCAGGTATCATTGATGTTAATGACTACGTGCCTAAGAAGATAAAGCAGAACGATTTTGTTAAGGCTATATTCAACCTGTACAACCTGTATGTAGATGTCGATAAAAACCAACCTAATCAGCTAAACCTAATACATAGAGATGCATACTACGATTCAGGAAAGGAAGTAGATTGGACCTATAAGTTAGCCAAGGATAGAGAGCAGTCACTGTCGTTCCTACCTGAGCTAACTAGTAAGAAACTAATACTGACCTACACCCCCGATACGGATGGAGCTAATACTACGTACACTACAGCTACCAATCAAATCTATGGGCAGGCAGAGGTAGTCTTTGACAACGAGTATGTAAAGGATGTAACTACTAAGCCTGTGCTCTTTGGTCCTACGCCAATCATCAAGAGTTCATTTGGTGCATACGTACCAATGCTATCAGGGCAGGCACCTAAGACTAACCTACGTATCTTGTATGATAGCACTGCAGATGTAGGCTTGACCTCCTGCTCCCCATTCCATGTCTATGACTATGGTACTGTAGGTATGCAAGGTGTTACTAGCTATCCGTATGTTGGCCACTTTGATAACCCACTTAACCCTACCTGGGATTTGAACTTCTCAGTGTGTGCATTCTACTACTACCAACCATCAAGCCTAACCGATAACAATTTATATAACAGGTATTGGAGGCGTACCATGGGGCAGATTAATAGTGGTAAGATGTTGACTGCCATGTTCAACCTCAAGGATACTGACATCCAATCTATGAAGCTCAATGATAAGATACGCATTGATAACTCATGGTGGAACATTAACAGGGTCATTGATTACAATGCTAATGCCAATCAGCTCACACAGGTAGAACTTATCAGCATAGATAGTGAGGTGAACTTCATGCCGTTCATTAGCCCATTCGGTACGCCAGGTGTAGGGCTTCCAAATATCTCAGGCATACAGCAAGTAGCTAACAGCACCATAGTCAAGACCAAGAGCATGAACAGCAATGTGCTTACAGGTGGTCAAGTGATTGGTGAGGTAGTCAACAGAGGCAACGTGGTACCTGGAGGTCTTAGAGTAATGGTGGCCACTGAGGGGTACAGTGTAGAGGATGATGGTATCTATACGGATAACCTAGTAGTAAGGGGTAGGTTTAACGGCATACCTGTAGAGCCATCATGTTACAAGTACGTAGCATTGCTATCTCAGAGCGGAACATCTGACCCTGTAGCAGATGTCAAAGAGGGTAGCTTTGGAGATATACTATGGGTTAGAAATACAATAGGTACATACGAGGGCTTCATTCAAAATTGGGAGATAGGCACTATCCTAGGCAGTGAGCTAACGGTAATGATTAACAACATATATTTTGATGGGGTGATCAGTGCTCAGTATAGTTCATCGAACAATAGCATATATATAACAACAACACAAATCGGGGTAGGCTTTGTAGATAACTATCTAGCATATACAACCATTGAAATAAAATATTATAAGCCATAACATGAATGAAGTAGAGATACCATTAAAGCTCGGCGGCATTGCTGCCATCAAAGCAGAGCTCAGAGACTTACAAGGTCAGATAGCTAATGCAGGTGATGCTGATACCATGACTGAATTGGCTCAGAGGGCAGGGGAACTTAAGGACCAAATCAAGGATGCCAATGAGCAGGTAGCTATCTTTGCTACAGGGTCAAAGTTTGAAGCAGTATCGAATAGCTTTGGTGCTATCAAGGGTGACCTAATGAGCCTTGACTTCGAGGGTGCCTCACAAAAGGCTGCCATCTTTGCAACTACATTAGCTTCGTTAAAACCTGAGGATTTAAAAAAGTCATTTAAAGATTTTAAGTCAACACTCAAAAGTGTAGGTGATGGCTTTTCGTCATTGGGTAAGACCTTGATGGCTAACCCTATGTTCTTAATTGCTGCAGTCATTGCTGCTATCGTGGCTATCGTGGTGGTATTGATGCAGAAGCTAGGCTACCTGGACCCAATCATTGAGGCTATAGGTACAGCATTCGATGCAGTCATAGAAGTCATTAAACAATTTGGTGAAAGCCTAGGTATTGTATCAGGTCAAACTGAGGAGTTTACTAGAATGCAAGAGGCCAATACTGAGGCCAACAAAAAGATGGAGGAGTCTGCTGTTGGGGTGATCACTACAGTGAATGAGGTAGGCACTGCATTTGAATTAGCTAAGGATGGGGTGATATCTAAAGAGGAGGCACTTGCTACCTACAATGAGAAGCTAGGTGATACCTTCGGTGCAGCTACTACATTGGCTGAGGCTGAGAAGCTATACGTGGCCAAAACCGAGGCATACATTGAGGCTACCATGGCAAGGGCAAGAGCTGAGGTATTTGCTAAGAAAGCAGCAGAGGCAGATGCAGCGGCAATCATAGCAAAGACTAAGGACCAAACTACAGCCATTGATAAGACTCGAGATAACATTAAAAAGAATAGCGCCTTAGTTAATGCCATCCCTATCTTTGGTGCTATCATAACAACTACCAATGCTTTGGTGGCAGGCAGTGAGGAAAGCCTAGCCGATAAACAAAAGAAGCGAGTTAAGGAGAAAGAGAAGAGCCTCAAGAAAGAATCTGATATGTATGGTGAGGAGGCAAAAAAAGCCCTTGAGACTGCAATAAAATTAGAGGAAGCTAATGAGATAAGTAACAAGTCACAGCAAAAAAAGACATCTACCCACAAGAGCAATAGTGATGCAAGGGTTAAAGAGGCAGAAAAAGAGGCTCAAAGATTGTATGACATAGAGGTAAAAGCTAATGAAGCCAGGATAAAGAAAGAGGATGAGCAGTTTGACCTCATGAATAAGCTAACCCTATCCCAACAAGAGCAGGATAAATTAGCACTCATGCAGGACTATGATAAAAAGTTTGAGATAGCTGAGGGCAATGCTGAACTTGAAAAGCTACTTACTGAGCAGCAAAAGAAAGATATTGCAGATATCAATAAAAAGTATGCAGATGAGGCTGAAAAGAAAAGGCTTGAGGATGCAGATAAACTAAAAGCAGAAGAGGAGAAAAAAGCAGCAGCACTCAAGCAAGCCCAGGATTTAATCTTCAACATGAATGCTACTCAGGAGGAGAAAGATATTAAAGCTCTTGAAGAGAAGTACAAGGAAGAGCAAAAGATAATAGGAGATAACGCAGCCGCTCAGCTACAGCTTACTGAAAAGTTTGAGGCTGATAAGACAGCAATCGAAAACAAGTACACCCTTGAGAAAATTGAGAACGCTAGAAAAGAAAGAGAGGCCAAGCTAACACTGGCTGCAGATATTGCCAATGGTATTAATACCGTAGGTGCTGCCTTTATCAAGGACCAAAAGAAACTAGAGAAGTTCAACAAGGCCAATGCATTAATTCAAATTGGTATTGATACAGCTAAGGCTATCTCATCATTAGTTGCCGCATCACAGTCTAACCCTGCCAATGCTGTTACCTTTGGTGCTGCAGGTATTGCACAATTCGCTACAGGTATCATACAGATTGCTACCAACGTAGCCAAGGCAAAGCAGATACTTACCTCAGGAGGTAGCGGAACCCCGTCAGGCGGTGGCGGTGGCGGCGGTGGTGACACAGGTAGTACACCTAACGTAGCACAGCAAGTACCACAGGCGGCACAACTATTTGGCTCAGCTAACACAGGCAATGTCATGAGTGCAGGAGGAGGTACAAATAATAGCTCCATGACTGTGACTGCTGTAGTATCTGAGACCCAGGTGACCAACGTACAGAATAAGATAAACAAGATTAACAAAAACGCCGAACTATAATGAACTCACTACAAGCAATCATAGATCACATTGAGCTATTCTACACTAATCATCTACAGGTTAAGAAAGTAGGTAGTGACTTTAAGGAACAGCTATACAACTTCGCTACCCAGGATGAGAAGTATCCCATTGTTTTTGTGGTACCGGTAAGTGTCAACCCTACCGAGAATACCTCAGAGTTTAACTTTGATGTATACTGCTTTGATATCATCCAAAAAGATAGAGCTAATATCATCACTATTCTAAGTGATACACAACAGATATTGAATGACCTGTATATTTACTACATGGATAGCAATGATTATAGCTTTGATGTTATAGGGCTTCCATCATTTCAGGCATTGAACAATGATTTACTTGACTATGCTGCAGGCTATGTTATGAATATCACGTTAACGGTGAATGATTGGACTGATTGTGCTGTGCCACTATAAACATTTTAGAGGGTTAAACTAATATAGGTATGGCTAATGGATGGTGGGGTGATTGGAGACCCTCTTTACCTGCTCACACAGGAGACTTACAACCAACAGATTTGATAGAGTGCACTTCTATGTCAGGAGGAGTACCTACTAACACAGCCATTACCGGTCAACAAATCATTGATGCAGCATCAGGTGGTGGTAGTAACAACCCTAAGCTGTTAGGATTCTCAGGTATTCTAGGTACTAACACTACAGGTACCACTATTACTATATGTCATTCACTATTAATACCTGCCAACACATTAGGCACTAACAATATCCTGCAGTTGATATTCAGAATGTACAGAGTGAGTGGTGCCGTAGGGCAGTTGTATGGCCGTATCTATTTTAACACTACCAACAGCTTAACAGGTGCTACCTTATTCAATACTAACTTTACAATGAATAACGGCCATCAAACAGGATATGTTGAGCGTAACTTTAGCTACAATGGTACTAACTTAACTAGCTATTCTAATGCTGCTTTCTCAGACTACACCACAGGTAACATTGTAAACGTAGCATTTAACAGGTCAGTAGATAATTACGTTATATTCACCATGCAATGCCAGAATATTGCTGATGTCGCTAACATTAATTTATTCAAAGTCTTTGCTTATGTTTAGTATTAACGGAATAGAATATACAATCACAGGCCCCATTGAGGTGGTGAGTGATACACAGATACACGTAGAAACTGATAAGGGTATCATTCTAGTAGATGATACAATGGAAATATATAAAGAATTAATCAATGGCTAGATACGGTAACACAGGGGAGTTCAATGTACTATATCCTACACGTAGGAAAATGGCTACCATACTCAAAAGAATAATTAGGAATGATGTTGTGGATGGTGAGGGTACACTCGTAGAAAGTATCCGTATCAATGCCAAGATAACAGGCTTCCAAAAGCTAGAGATACAGATAGTAGCAATGTACTACTTTATATTCCTTAACAATGGAGCTTATCTATGGAATGGTGGAGTGATCACCCCTCGTGATTTCGTAGCACAGTTTACGGATGAGCTTAACAATGCAGGTATCACTGCAGAAATTTATCGGCAGTACACTGAATGGTTAACTAAAAAGTACCCATTAGTACAGGCTGTTGAGGTACTTGAGAAACAGCAGAAAATTGTCTACACATTTGAGGCAATTGACCCTCCTGCAGGATTTACTCCTGGGTTCCCATTAGATGTCTAATTGTTTTTTCATAGATAGCACATTAAACACATAGATGAGAGGTAGGGCTCCTACCTTTTCACTCTTAGTAATATCTCCATTGGTCAAGCCGTAGATGGTTTGTTCCCATGACCACTTACTCTGAGCTTGCTCTTTCTCTATCTCTTTGATTTCCTCAGGGTCCATCTCCCTACGTTCCTGCTCATTCAGGTCCTCATCTAATTCCCCACTAAACAGGTTCTCGTAGTTTTTTAGGAATGTATCCCTGAACTTAAGGAACTCATGTACTATACCATACACATCTGTGATTGGTAGGTCAAGGAATTTCTCAGCTCTAATGGTACAGTCAAACTCATAGGGCTCTAGTATCTCATCCCCCCACTCATTTATCTTTGTATGCCGGTAGCAGATGGCACATACTTTGTCAAGATTTGTGACGTAGTTATCTGTGAAATAATAGTCCAGGTCAATGTACTCGAAAAGGGTTAGTTTGTTGAAAGGTTTGAACACCATCCCCAACAGCTCATGCTTATATTTTTTGGATGGCTCAGAGGCACACCAATTATTTTCTTGGATTAACTCAGTGAGCTCATCCACATCTAGGTCCTCAATGACCTCAATAGGTTCATCTGATAAAATAGAGAGAGCCTCACTATTATAGTAGTAGGCTCCCTGGTCTTTTGCTATTCCGTTAAATTCAATGAACTGCTCAAGCGTTACTTGGCTCCATTGCTTGGGTACTTGTATCATTCTTTACTTGTTGACTTATTTTCTCAGCAATAAACATTAGATAAGGTATAGCTACATTTGCTGTTAATTTTCTAATGAGCTTTGCTTTATGCTTGATGTGTGCATCTGCATAGTGCTCAGCAGAGGTAAGGTCATCCCGTTTGAACATGATCGCTAACATCTCAGATACATAGCCTTTTTGTTTATGTAGTGCTACCTTTTCAATCATCTTAGTATCACGTACAGTCAACCTCATTTCTGCTCGGTAGGTGTATCCCTCAAGCTCAAGCTCCTCAACTGTTGCGTATTCTTTCTGCTCTAATGAGTTAAATTCTTTGACCACATTAACAAAATCTGCCACATCATAATCCCAAAACTCAGACTCAGGTATCCCAAGGTATGCAAACACTTTTAGGTGCTTATCAATGGGGTCCAGGTTAGGGTCATTGTTAATATCGGTAATGGTTTCAAATTGCTCAATGGTTATCTCATCGAGCTGATTGGGAATCTCCCTGTTTAATATACTTATCATAGTTAAATTTTTGAACAAATATACGTTTTTTTTAATATAGGTAATGGCTAAAGATAAAATCCCTACCTACCAAATTACTATTGACCCGGCATACGCTGAAAATGGTGAGGACCTTGGCATCGAACAGATAGCTTTTACTTCTAATCCTGCCATCAAAGTAAAGGGGATGGCATTCAACTCCCAAGCTAAGCCGTTATTCTTTAATGATGAGCTCAAGTATCGTATCACTGCACCTGCTTTGATACCAATGGAGATATACAGATTGGATGAGGATACTAATGAGGAGTACAATGTTAAGTTTACTAAGGAAGAGATAGAGCTAATTCATGGAAAATTCATGCAAAAGATGGTTAACCAAGACCTATTTAACCTGGAGCATGACCAATCTCAGACCGTTCCTGCCTATGTACTTGAGGCATGGATAGTAGACAACCCAAAACAAGATAAGGCTTACTCCACATTTGGTATTGAAGTACCTGAGGGTACGCTAATGGTAACTGCCCAGGTTACTGACAAAGAGTACTATGCAGAACTTGTAGCACAGGACCAAATAGGATTCTCTATTGAGGGATACTTAGGCATGAAATTAAAAGAGCAAACAAAAACAAAAACAAATATGAACAAATTACCTGATGGAGAGCACACTATCGAGGATAAAATCTACGTTGTAAAAGACGGAGAGGTTATTGAGATACGTGATGTGGAAATGGAGGAGACCTCAGAAGAGGTAGCCCTAGAAGATACTGTTATCGAAGAGGATACAGTAGAAGAGGAGACAATGGCGGTAGACCCTGTAGTAGATGCAGAGGCTATCATTGCTATTGTACGACCTTTATTAGATGAGCACATGAACGCTGTAGCTGCAATGATTGCAGAGATGCGTAACCAACTAGATGAGATATTGTCTACTGAGGTAGAGTCTGAGGAGATTGTAGAGGATGTGGCCTTGAGTGCACATCAAAAATTAAGCATGTTTAATAAATTTAATAAATAAAAAACAAACAAACAAAATGAGAAAATTAAGATTTGATTTAACAATCGACCCGAGTGCAGCTCTTGCACCAAACGCTGAGGCATTCTATGCTCAAGCATATTTAGGTGGTACTGAGATTACAGATAACTTCCGTACTCTACCAGGTATCAAGTACAAGACTAAAATCGGTACTGTTACTTTTGGTAACCAATTACTAGCTGCTAGCCCATGTAACTTCCCTAACGTTAACGCAGATAACTTAACCTCACACGAAGTTGACGTATGTGCTCTTTCTGCTATGGCTCAAGTATGTCAGTTTGACCTAGAGCAATCATTTGTATCTTTACAGATGGCAGCAGGTTCTAACGGAGATTTCTCTGTAGCTAACTTCTTTAACTTCTATTGGTCAGAGATGGCAAATGCTGTGAACGGACAAATTGAGCAATTAAGATGGATTGGTAATACAGCTTTGCCTCCAATCGCTCCAGGTGTTCCTGACCCATTATCTTTATGTGATGGTTACGAAGTTCAATTTGGTGCAGTTGGTTCAGGTATTATACCTTACACAATGATTGGTGGTGCAACCCCTACATTTGCACAGTTGTTAACTAACATTAGTTCTGCTTTTGCTTTGGTTCCTGCAGCTATTGCTTCCCGAACAGCTGATTTGCGTATCTACTTACCAACACAATTAGTTAATCTTTACCGATTAGGTGTAGCTCAAGGTAACACTAACGCATTTATCACTCAAGATTTGGCGTTAACTTACTTAGGTATTAAAATTGTTCTTTGCCCAGGAATGAGCAACAACAAAATTGTTATCACTTTGAAAGATAACTTAATCTTTGCCTTTGATGGTGAGGGAGATCCATCTGACTTACGTGCAGTTAACTTAGCTGATACTGTTGCTGAGCCGGTTATCCGTACTCGTGCTAACATGAAAGTAGGGTTTAGCTTTGTTAATCCAGGTGATATCGTTTTTGGTTCATAATAATAACTCATAGAGGGGGGCAACCCCCTTTATATAATACTTTAACACAATGGCTATTCCATGTCAAGCCCTTGAGGCAATCGTAAAATCATGTGAGAATAACAGTGGAGGTATCTATGGTATTTGGATTAACCAACAAGATAACATAGACACTATAACTCCTACAGATCCATCAGCGGGTACAGGGTGGGAAATTACAGGTATCACTTTAGTAGCTCTTGCTCCATTATTTGAAAACTACTACATCCGTAGAAATACATCGAACTTTACAGAAGATAGCACTATTGACCTAGTTAATGGTAGCTCTTTTGTAACGTCCACTATCAATTTAATGTTCCACCGAAGAGAGGCTGATAAGTCTCGTGCTATTAAAATCTTAGGTGCAGGTCAACAATACTTGACTGCAATCGTCTTAGATGCTAATGGTAAGTATTGGTACTTCCCTTACTTGCAGGTATCTGCTACAGGTGAAGGTTCAGGAACAGCTCGTGCAGATGGTTCTAAATACTCAGTAACTTTGGTAGCTGAAAATGAGTACCTAGCATACGAGGTTGATATGTTACCTGGTGCACTTGCTGCAATCGGAGTTCAATAAGCAATTCTACCTCTCTATATCTTAGAGCCCTGCCGTAATGGTGGGGCTTTTTTTATGAACATTTGATAAGTGTAATTTAATATAGGTGTGATTTACATTAAACAGGGAGTAATTAATCAGTTTGTTTTAACCTTAACAGAGGTCACTATC